AGTGGGAGCGCAAGCGCTGATGTCGTGACGGCACACTGGCGCTATCAGAATGGTGGAGGGTGCGCGTGAACAAGCTCAAGCAGAAATTCGGCTTGGATTCCAACAAGGCCGGCGATGCCAAGGCGGCGGTGTACGGGTCCGCCCTCATCCTGGTCATCTTGGAAAAGGTGTCCGACGCCGTGACCGGCATGGACGCCGGCTGGGACAAGACCCTCCTGCTGGCGCTGGTACTGGGCGCCCTGGGGCTGATTTCCTGGCTGCAGGTGGGCTCCGGCAAATCGTCGCCGGATACTGCCGATACTGCGGCTCGCGAGGTCGAGGCTCTGGAGAACCCGGAGGACATCGTCCGGCGGGGCCGTTCGTGAGCGAGTCCGTCATCACCCGCCGGCTGATCACCCTGGATCAGCTGATGGCGGGGATGGACATCCCGCGCGCCCGCGCCGACTGGTGGGACGACCCACTCAACGAGGCCATGGTGCTCTGGCGCATTGATACGCGCCTGGACATGGCGGCATTCCTGGCCAACGTCGGCCACGAAAGCGGCCGGCTGGTGTACACGCGCGAAATCTGGGGGCCCACCCGCGCGCAGCGGAAATACGAGGGCCGCAAGGACCTGGGCAACACCCAGCCGGGCGACGGCAAGCGGTATCTCGGTCGCGGCCCGATCCAGCTGACCGGCCGGGCCAATGCCCGCAAGGCCACGGTGTGGATTCGCAAGGTCGTGCCCGGCGCCCCGGACTTCGAGGCCAGCCCCGAGCTGCTGGAGCTGCCCCGCTGGGGGAGCCTGGCCGCCGGCGCGTTCTGGACCTGGAGAGACCTCTCGCCCCTCGCGCGGGCGGGCCGGTTCAATGCCGTGTGCAACCGCGTCAACGGCGGTTGGAATGGCCTGCTGGACCGCCGGCGGCTGTATCAGTCCTTCCTGAAGGTGCTGTGATGCGGCGCATTCAGGACGCAGGCAGCGCGCTCATGTTCCTGGCGCTCCTGCTCGTCGTACTCGACCTGCTGTCGGGCTGCACGCCCACCGTCACCCATCAAGTCGAGGCCCCGCAGCTGGACCGACTGGCCGAAGCGGCCCGGAAAATCACCGTCCAGCACTGCGCGCGGCCGGGCTTCACCTTGGGGCCCATCGGTCAAGACGTGGTGATCGACATTCGCGGCGACAACGTGACCGCCAATACCGATGGCCTCCGCCTGCTCAAGGATTACGTGAAGGCCCGCGACTGGATCAACCAATGGTCGCCACGCTGATTGGGCTGGTGGCGTATGCCGTGTTCATCGGCGCGGTGGCGCTGTTCATGCTGGGGCGTGGCGATTGAGCGCGCCGTCATTCTGCTGCTCTGCCTGTCCGGCTGCGCGTATCTCCACGAGTGCGAGGTTCGGCCGCGACTGGTGGATAGCGTCACGCTGGAGGATTTGACCGAGATTCACGAGTCCGGCACGGGTATGTTGCGGCTGTTCATCGCCTGCCCAATCCCTGTTGAATCCACTTTCGCGCCACGAAAAATTCTTTGCGATAATAGCAACGATATAACGTCACAATGGTTTGAGCATGGCGCGACATCCCGACACGGTTTATCGGCGCTACCCGGATATCCCCGGTGAGTATTTCCGCTGCGGGCGGCTATCGGCGGAATTCAGCGTCGACTCCTGTGGCAAGCGCTGGAAAGCCTGCCAGGGCAAGGAGCATCTCGGCATGGCGTGTTATCGCTGCCCGATCGGCGCCGCCCATGCGGATGCCAGCGTTACCCATGCCCAGTATCAGAAACCCGAGTGCGTGCGCTGTCACCAGCTGGCCGGCAAGCTGGTGCGCGGCCTGCTCTGCGTGTCCTGCTACAACCGCCAGCAGGAAGTGCTGAAGGGCCAGGACCGCCGGGGGCGGGTGCCGAATGCCTACGAGCGGGCCGGGCAGCTGGCGCCGCAGAACAAGAAGCTGGTGCGCATCCACCTGTTCGAGGTGCGCTACGTGCCGCCGGGCGGGCGGGAGGTGGCCACCCTGCGCTATCTCGGCGCCGACCGCCAGGAGGCCATGCTCGCCGTCCTGCGCCAGCATCCGCAGCCGCCGGTCATCGTCGCCTGTGCGCCCGTGTCATCGGGCGAGGACCTGTTCGGCGGCTATCACCGGTTTACGCGATGAAGACCGCCTATGTCCTCACCGACCACCTGTGCCGCAACTGCGCCTCGCGCATCCTCAAGGCCGTGGGCCAGCCGTCTTACCGCTGCTCGCAATGCGACTGGCGTTCCGAAGGCGCCAGCCCCGAGCGCATCTGTATCTGTGGGAGTCAGAAAATGAATGGGCAACCGACCGGGCTCCGCTGTGCCCGCAATCCGAATCCGACGCCGGAAAACCCCGGGGAGATCGTGGTGATGTTCGTGGGGGAGGGGGCGTGAAGCCGCAACAGATGGCCATGGGGTTCTGATGGCTGCCAAATCCATTTCTGACACGTCGCCGGCCAATGTCGAGGCTGCCATCCGGTATTTTCTGGGGCCAGAGAAGCCGTCGACGAGGCAAGTGGCCAGCAAGTACACGATCCATGAGGCGACACTAAGGCGCATCTTCAAGCAGCGTGGCGTGGTCCGATCCGCCGCGCCAGAACAGAAGCGACAGGTCGTCAATGAGGCCATGTCGGGCATCCGTCGCCAGGATGTGACGCAAGGTGTGACGCAGCATGACGCAATGCGTCAACAGATAGACGACGCGGCCAAAGAAGATATTGATGACATGCAAAACGCGCTGGACGTGGCGCGGTCGTGCATCCGTCGCCTGAAGGAAATTGTCGAAACCGTGTCGGACCCGCGCGAGGTCAAAGCTGTGGCCGATGCCAACGAAAAAGCCATGCTGACCATCCGCAAGATTCGCGGCCTCGATGCGCCGGTGGACTTCAGCAACATGAGCGATGAGGAAGTGGCCGCGCTGGCACGGGGCATCGCGCCGAAATAATGGCAGGACCCGTCCCGGTGCATGTGCAGGCGCTGGCCGAATTGGAGCGCCGCCGCCGCCAGGCTGAAATCCTCTCGCAAATCGGGGACGACCAGATTCCCGAGGGCATGACGTTCCTGCAGTGGTGCGACGCCATGGCGGACAAGGGGCTCAAGGTCGACGGCAAGCCCTTTCGGCTGGATGACCGGCCGGCGCTGATCCCGATCTATGAGGCTATCCCGACCACGCGGGAGGAGGCGGCCGGCAAAACACTCTGCATTATGAAGTCGACCCAGATTGGATTGACCATCTGGGAGGTCATGGCGAACCTCTACATGAGCCTGAAATGGTCGCCTGTGTCGATAGGCATGTTCCTGCCGTCGCAGTCGGTGGCCATCCATAAATCCGAGCATCGGTTCATGCGCATTGTCCGGTCGTCCCCGGAACTGTACCGCATGCTGATTACCGGCAAGGACGTGGACGGCAAGACGCAAAAGGTGGGTGAGGGTAACGTCCTGACCCGACGCATCGGCGAGAGCCTGCTGCTGTTCCTGTGGACGACCGGCAAGGTGACGACGGAATCCATTCCCATGGACGTGGTGACGCTGGACGAGGTGCAGGAAATGACCCTGGACCAAATCGACAAGGTTCGGGCGCGAACGGGCGACTCCGATATCCAGTTCACCTTGCTGCTGTCCACGGCCAACATGCCGGAGCTGGACATTGACCACTGGTATCGCATGGGGACGCAGGAGGTGTGGCATACCGAATGCCCGGCGTGCGGCGAGCTGTCGGACCTGTCCGATCCGGCCGGCATATTCCCGGGCCGGTCCATCGGCTACAACGATGCCGTGGGCGAGTACGAGTGGCGCTGCCCGGCTTGCGAATCGGCAATCGAAAACCCGCAAGTCGGCCGCTACATTGCCCGGAATCCCGGCGCCCCGGCCAACATGCGCTCGTTCCTTTTGCCGAGAACTATCAGCCCGAGGATGACGCCGCGGGACATGATCGAGAGCTGGCAGCGGGCCAAGACGGGGGACCAGAAGAAGAGCTTCTACAACCGCACGCTGGCGCGACCGTATATCGACGCCGATCAGCTGCCGGTCACGCTGGCGGTCTGCCTGGCCTGTGTGGCGGCGGGCGCGCGGGCGGGCGTGCAATGGAAGGCCGCGGCGAGCGAGGCCTACATGGGCATTGACCAAATGGGTGGGTTCAATGCCGTCATCGTTGCTGAACGCTTGCCAGACGGCCGCATGGCCGTCATTCATGTCGAGGCGGTGTTTGACCTGGACCCGTTCGAGCGCTGCGCGGCCATGATGGATCAGTACGGCGTCGGCGTGTGCGTGGTCGAGCAGCTGCCGAATGTCAACGACGCCCGGCGCTTTGCCAACCGTTTTCCCGGCCGGGTGTTCCTGGCCGGCTATGCCGATCTGCGGGACGACATGCTGCTGTGGGGCGATGACGCCTCGCGGTCGGACCGGAAAACCTCGGAGCAAGACCGCAGCCGGTACACGGTCACGCTCAACCAATACAAGATGATGCAGACCAGCCTGTATCGGGTGCGCGAGACCTTTGTGCTGTTCCCGCCGCCGGATGCGCTGGAGCAGGATGTTGTCGAGGCGGGCAAGGTTCGGCGGATTCCCATTCTGCGCGACTGGGTTTTCCACCACTTCACCAAAACGGCCCTGGTGGTCACGCAGGACGAGCATGAGCGCAAGCCGCGCGCGAAGGTGCACAAGGTCGGCATCGACCCGCACTTCTCGTTCGCCTTCATGCTCCTCAACGCGGCCTGGGCGCGCAATCATGGCACGGGCATGTTCATCTTGCCGCAACGAGACCGCGAAGACGTTTTGCCGGACAGCCTTTTGCAGGTCATGCCGGGTGTCCCGCCGGCCGTCCTGCAGGCCCTGGAGCCGCTGCCCCAGGGGGCCGTGTGCGGTCGCTGCACCGCGTACCGGGACGGCTACTGCGGCGAGCGGTTCAACGTCCGCGTGCGCGAGGGTGACCTGGGATGCGACTTGTTCGTCGGTCGTGACGGCAACCTGTCCACCTAACCGGGAGGGCCGCTGTCATGACCAACACCTTGCTTCTGAGCCTCATCAAGACCCTGGCCGGGTGGCTGGTCGGGTCCGAGCTGTTTCGCGCCACCCTGGGCGCCGTGGAACGCTGGGCGGATGCCGGGCTGTCGGGCGCCGAGAAAAAAAGCGGCGTCATCGCCGAGCTGCAAAGCATCGGCTATGTGTTCTCGAAGCGGGCGGCCAACCTGGCGGTTGAGCTGGCGCTGGCGTACCTCGACAAAAAGTCCAAGTGAAGAATCCCTTCCGCTTCTGGCGCCGGGACGGTGCCGAGGCCATCCAGCGCGGGCCGCAGGATGAGCGTGGCCAGGCGCTGACGGAGCTGCAGCAGGCCTATGCCGCCGGCCCCGATGCCGGCGCCATGCAGGCCATCGTCGAATGGATGCGGGACCAGTCCGAGAGGGACGCCCTGCTCAAGGCGGACAACCCGACCGTCGACCGCGCGCTGGCGCCGCACCCGCCGTCGCATCGCGGCCAGAAGGGTGGCCAGTCGGTCGTCCTGGACGAGTTCCAGCTGGCCATCCAGGGCGATTACATCGAGCGGCCGGGCATCCTCTCGTTCGACGCCATGCGCCGCATGGTGCAGCAGACGCCGATCCTGAATGCCGGCATCTTCAACCGCTGCCGCAAGATTGCGCAATTCTGCCGCGTGAACGAGTCCGGCGAGGGGCCGGGGTTCACCCTCCGTCACCGCGACAAGGACCACGAGCTGAGCGACGCGGAAACCTCCAGCATCCGCCTGCTGAATGGGTTTTTCGCCAATTGCGGCTGGGAGGCCAGCCCCCGGGCGCGCAAGATTCTGCGGCGGGACTCGTTCTCACAGTTCATGCAGAAGTCGGTGCGCGATTCCATGATCATGGACTCCGCGCCCATCGAAACCGAACTCAAGCGGGATCGGGCGCTGGGCATCGACGGCTTCTATGCCGTGGACGGCGCCACCATCCGCCTGTGCTCGGAGCAGGGCTACCAGGGCAACGATGAGATTTTCGCCCTGCAGGTGGTCCAGGGCCGCATCCGCACGGTCTATACCCGCGAGACGCTGATCTACGAACCCCGCAATCCCAACAGCGACGTGCTGTGCGGCGGCTACGGCATCGCCGAGGTCGAGCTGATGATCAAGCTGGTCACCGGCTTCCTCAATGCCATGACCTACAACGCCCGCGGTTTCGACGAGAATGCCATCCCGAAGGGGCTGCTGCACCTGACCGGCAACTATTCCGACAGCGACCTGGCCGCGTTCCGGCGCTTCTGGAACTCAATGTGCAAGGGGGTCAATAATGCGTTCGCCCTGCCGGTGCTGGTGTCCAAGGATCAGGAATCGAAGGCCAGCTTCGAGCGCTTCGGCGTGGACCATGACGACATCTATTTTGCCAAGTGGATGACCTTCCTCACCAGCGTCATCTGCGCCATCTGGGGCTTCTCGCCCGAAGAACTGAACTTCGAGAGCTTCACGTCCGGCCGGGCGCCGCTGTCCGGGTCCGATACCACCGAGAAGCTGGCCGATGCCAAAGAGAAAGGGCTGGTGCCGACGCTCATGTACTACGAGCAGCTGTTCTCGGACTACATCGTCGCCGATTTCTCGGATGAGTATGTGTTCCGCTGGACCGGTCTCGACGAGGAAGACCGCCAGGCCAAGGAAGAGCGGCAGAAGCTGGTGCTGACCGTCAACGAAATGCGCGCCATGGACGGGCTGGACCCGCTGGACGACGTGCTGGGCAATGCGCCGCTCAATCCGACGCTGATGTCGGTCTACATGCAGACCTTGCAGCAGCCCGAGCAGCCGGATTTCGGCCAGCCCGAGTACGGACAGGGACAAGGCGAAGCGCCCGATGGGCAGGAAGGCGAACAGGATCAGCAGGATAACCCGGACAATGCCGAGGAAGGCCAGGACAAGCCCGATTTCGGCAATGGCCAACCTGACTTTGGCGGCGAACAACAAGCCGACTTTGGCCAGGGCGGACCTGATTTCGGTAAGAGCCTAATTAAAGCCAATCCTCATCATGATGATAAAGGTCGCTTTTCTTTTGTCACAGGCGAGCGCATCGGCTTGTTTGAGAAGCAACCGGTTCGCGTGGTCCAGTCTCAAAATCAGGTGAGAGAAAACGAACGTTTAAGCGAGGCAGCGGCCAGAGCAAAAAAAGCCATACTGCAAGAATTTGCGGCATCCGGCGGCGTTATCCGAAATCGTGATAGCCGCCATCCGGTCATGGTGACAGGGAAAAGCGCCGGGCACATGGTTCACTTAGGGATACAACACCAACCGTTGAAGGCGCATATTGAAGCGGCGTTTTGCGCGCCAGAGTTATTGCGGGCCTCTGTGCTGGCTGAACGGCACGAGGACCTCAAGGACAAAAACCCTAACCTGTACATTGCGAGGTATTACGCGCCGTTTGCCTGTGACGGCGAGATGTACCGGGCCAAATTAACCGTGTTTGAACACAGGGACATGGGTCATTTCAAACTCTATGACCATGCGCTGTCCGAGCTTGAACTTGAGCCAATAAAAAGCCCCAGTCTGGCGACCAGGGCTGTGCGAGAGGGCGTATATACAAATGGGGAACGGGACCAGGAACCATCGACTTCTGGTAACGGCGACCCGTTGCGCTCACCGCCCTTGAGGCTAAGTATACGGCAACTGTTGCGTGGCGCAATACGGGACATGGACGGCTTGCCGTTTGGCAGTGAGCCATTGGCGAAAAGCAACGCGCTTGACGGACTCGACTTCGGCGTGGTCGAGGATGTGCCGGTGGTTTACACGCTGGAATAGACATCACAGGCCCGCCGGCAGCCATAGACTCAATGCCGGCACCATTTCCATGTCGTGACACCAGTCTGGGCGCATGTCAAAGCGCCCGCTCCAGCCGCAGACGCCGACCCATTCGGTCATCCACGGCGATGAAATCTACTTCCAACATGCCCGGCATGGCCCGCTGACCGGTCGCGTCGTCGCGGTTGGCCGGGATGGCTGCCAGGTGGCGCATGAACTGGCGGGCGAGGCCAAATATCTTCCGGTCACCTGGGATGCCATCCATGGACACAAAGCCCGCGCTCAACGTCAATTTGTGCTGGTGGATCAGGGCGAAGACGGCGCCATCGTCGAAGACGAAACCGGCCAACGCGCCTTCCTCCGCGGCGAACTGCCCGCCGAAGACGACCCCGACGAACCCGTAGACGAACCCGTGCGCAAAGCCTGCGGCCATCCCGTCGAGGATCGGCTGCCGCGACTGGACGCGCCGCGACCATCCTGCCCGCCGAGACCGCCGATGCCTAAGCCCATCCCTTTGCTGTTCCTCAAGTCTGGAATCGCCAACCGCCCTGGACTGTCGCTGCGGGACACGACGGACAAAGCGGGCCACCGAACCAAGCGGTGGATGCGCACGGCCGACGATGCGCCAAAGCCCAAGCCCGGCAAGACGGCGGACCCTGACCCGCGTGATCAGCGTGGCGCCGCCCATGGCTATGGCACGCACGACATCCGGGTAGGTGGCCGCGTCAAATTCAAAGCCGGTGCCCATGCGGGCCGGGGCGAAATCACGGCGGTCGGCAAGGATGGCGTGACGGTCAAGGATGCCGAGGGGCGCGAGCATGGCATCCATCATCACGAACTGACGCACTATGCGCCCAGTGACGAACAGCGCGGCGGCGGCCAGCAACCGCCGGGAAAACCGCCCGTGAGTGCCGGCGGGGAAGGCCAGGCCGAGCCGCAAGAGCCCAAGAAACCCTCAACCGTTTTGGGCAAGCAAGACCCGATACCGGCGGAATCCTTTGTGGCGGCCGATTACGCCAAGTCGCACGATCAGGCCGATGTCACCCCGGAAAGCATCATTGCCGGGTTCCCGCCCGATACCAAGGATCGCATCCAGGCGGCTCAGGATCGGCTGAAAGGCATCGAGGAAACCATCAAAGAGTTCAAGAAGGACGGTCGATACAATGCCCAGCGGGAAATCGTTCATTCCAAAATCAAGGCGGACATTTTGTCGCCAGAGCGCGTCAAGGCGGCTACGCCGGCTGAAGGCGAAAAGCCAACCTTCATGATCCTGGGTGGCCGCGGCGGTTCTGGCAAGTCGTCATTCAATGGTTTGGTTTATGACCCGGACAAATTCATTGTTCTGGATGCGGATTTCATCAAGGAGCAACTTCCCGAATACGAGGGCTGGAATGCTTACCAAGTTCACGAGGAAAGCTCCGATCTGTTCGACGAAATTACCGACCTTGCGCAAGCCTTGGGGCTTAACATCGTGCATGACGCCACAATGAAGACCTCGAAAAAGGCCGTGGCGCTCGTGAACCGATTCAAGGATGCCGGCTACCGCACCGAAGCGCATTACATGCACTTGCCGCGACAGGAATCAGCAAAACGGGCAGTCAACCGGTTTCTGAGAGGCGGCGAGAAAGGGCGCTACGTGCCGGTGGATGTGATTTTGTCCAATACCACGAACGAGGCATCCTTTGACCAGGTCAAAGGTCTGGTGGATCGCTGGTCGTTCCGCGATAACAATGTTCCCAAGGGCGGCCAGCCGATCCTGATTTCCGAAAGCGGCGACGCGGGCAAGCCCTCAGAAAAGACCGATTCGCCGATGCGGAAAAGCATGAACGCACTGCAAAAGAGGCGTATCATTCCCTTGCTGCTCAGGAGAATCTAATGGCAATTCCATCTCCCCAAGAGCGTCCTGACCTGTACGACTGGCAGGATTGCCGGGACACGCCGTTCAAAGACCCACGCCAGGCGCCGAATTTCGATACCCTGCCCGACCATCTGAAGCAGATGTTGCAGGAACGCGCCAAGCCGGCTGAGCCTACCCCAGCCGCCTGACCCACCGCCCGCCGGGCGATTTTGCATTCAAGGTCATCCATGACCGCAAGACTCACGCAAGCGCTGATGCTCGCGGCGGAAGCCCATCAGGGCCAGGTCCGCAAGGGAACCAGCATTCCTTACATCACCCACCCGGTAGCCGTGGCCGGGCTTGTCGCTCGATACGGCGGGGACGAGGATCAACAGATTGCCGGCCTGCTGCATGACGTGCTGGAGGATGCCGGCGCCGATTGGGCGCCCCGGATTGCCGCTTTCGGGCCGCGCGTGCTGGCGATGGTGCAAGCCTGTACCGATGGCACGCCCGACGCAACGGGACAGAAACGCCCATGGCAAGAGCGCAAGCAGGCCTACCTTGCCCACTTGGCGGAAACACCCGCCGAGGCCCTGCTCGTGTCCGCCTGCGACAAACTCCACAATGCCGAAAGCATCCTGCTGGACCTTGCCGAGACCGGTCCTGGCGTATTCGACCGCTTCAGCGCCAGCCAGGAGCAGACCTTGTGGTATTACCGGGAGCTGGCGCGCATCTTTGCCGAGCGCCACGCCGCCCCGGCCGAGGCGCTGGATCGGGCGGTGAAAGCCATCACGGATTGCCTTAAGTTCTGACACGTGGCCGCTATCGTCGTCGTGACCCCATGCTGGCGCCATGGAAACGCCTGCTGTCTACCGTCCTGTCCTGTTCGATCTGGGGCCACTCTCCGAGGCTCAGACCGACCATGCCCTTGAGGCCATCTACAAGGCCCAGTCCG